CTTCAATCACCTAGCAGCAGAGCATTCTATGGAACAGCTACAGCTAGGGCAAGAAAAGCTGCAGCCGTAGGCGCAGATGCAAAGATGCCTATAGTCAAAGGATTTAGGGCAAACCATGTAACCGCCAGACCAAGAGCTTTAGGCAGATATAATTCGTTGGCCATGTTTAATGCTGCAGAAAAAACTTCGTTTTATTCTCCTTTCCAAATGGTAGCTAATTATGGTGGAAAGCAAGCTGCTAAAAATAGTGCCTTTAGAACAGCCGTATATGGCTCTGATGCAGCACTAGCTCCTGATACACAAGTATTCCAACGTGGTATGGTGTCAATGATAACAGCTGGAAGAAGAATCGATAAAGTATCGGCAAGAGCCGCTAACGGTTCTGCCAGAGCTGGAAGAAAACTTACCACGGCACAAAACCAAATTCAAAGACTTGCTCTTATGAATGGGGGTCCAATACCAGTTGGCCCAACAAGTGCTTTTGGCAACCTAATGGCAAGCAAATCAATAACTAAGAGTGAAATAGGACTTACTGGAAACTTTATGGCATCTGCTGGAGCTACTCAAGGATCACGTTTTGTTCAAGGTTATTTCAGAGGAGCTTTAGGAAATGTTGGAGCTGGTGGATTAATAGGAGAAGCTCAAGTTGGAGCGAACAGAGCTGTTAGCCATTTAGCAATGGCCTTAAATACAAGTGGGAAAGGAGGGCTAGGAATAGATGATGTTACCGGAAAATTAACTGGAAGAACAGCTGTGGCATACGAAGCAAAAGCAGCGTTAGCTCTTAGCGAAGGTGCTTTTAAAACCCTAGGCGTTAAAGGTGTAATGCAAGCAGCTACTACCAAAACAGGAGCAATGGCATTAGGGGCTAGAACTGCAGCAATGGCAATTCCGGGCTTAAACTTATTAGCTACAGCTTCATTAGTTTATGACCTTGGAAAGATGGGCGGAGAAGTTGTTAAAAGTGGCATCAACTTAGCCAAAGATGCTGTAAAATCTATGAAGGGTTCTATTGACAAACCAATGTTTGGAATGGGATACAAAGACAATGAAGTGGCAGCAACATCAAGGGCTCGAGGAGTAGCAGCAATACAGAACTCAAGACTTAATGCCAGATCAGCATTGGGATCAGAAGGTGCACTGATGGCATCTCATTTTGGATAAACAATTATGACAATCGCAGAAAAAACTATAAACTTTAGAAAAATGATGGAAAAGCTTCCTAGGGAAGATCTTTTGGAGATCCTTAAAGCTCAAGACCCAGAGATCATTAAACAAGTTAATAGAATTGAATGGGTTTTTCAAAACAAATTACAGCACCTTAACTGGAAGGATGGAAGTCCAGTTATGGGTAGGGATGTAACTAATTATGAATTATCACTATTAGTAGATGAGCCCTTTGAGTTAGATAGAGAATTGCTTGAAGTTGGAATTTCTGCAGAACAACAAAGGCAGATTCATCTAGCAAAAGATCCATGTACTTGGGGTAGGCACTTTCTTGGGGCTGAAACTAGAGTGTATCAGACTTTAATATTGAGAGACCCTTCTTTAAGAAAAGTACTGAGAGCTGGTCGTCGCTTAGGTAAAACCTACAGTATGGCCCTGTATCTTCTTCATTATAGCTATACGAGCAAAGATGGAAGATGCTTGGTTATTGCCCCAATGAAATCTCACGTAGAATTAATCTATCAAGAGATATTAAGATTAGCTTCTAAGAATGAACTTGTAGTTAATTCAATATCTAGAAAAGTTACTTCTCCTCAATTTATGATTCAGTTCTCCAATGGATCAACTATTAGATTCTTTACCTCGGGCATGCGCTCGGGAGGTAAGTCAGACGTTGCTCGTGGTCAGGAAGCTCATGTGATCGTTCTAGATGAAATGGACTACATGCACGCAGATGACCTAGATGCTCTCTACGCGATGCTTCAGAAGACTGCTGAGGACCAACCAGACAAGGTTTTGATAGGAGCATCAACTCCAACTGGTAGACGAGAACGTTTTTGGGAATGGTGTTTGTCTAATGATAGATTTAAAGAGTTTTGGTTTCCATCGTATTGCAATCCCTTCTTTGCTAAAGAGCAAGAAGAAGAATTTAGAGAACAATATTCAGAAGGTGCATATCGACATGAAATTGAAGCCGACTGGGGCGAAGATGGAGAAGGAGTTTATCCTAGAAGATATATAGATAAAGCTTTTCTCGATCCAGGCTGGAAGTATTATCCCGAAATTACTTCAGCTAGAAGCTTCTTTACAATTGGTGTTGACTGGGATAAATATGGGGCAGGCACAAACATAGTTGTACTGGAAACCTGCAATGAACTATATGAAGAAGAGCGTTTTAGAAATAAAACTAGAATGTGCTATAGGGAAGAAATTCCTAAATCTGAATTTACATTAACTAAAGGTGTTAATAGAATTGTCGAATTAAACGAACTGCTTCAACCTAAGCATATTTATGTTGACCGTGGTTTTGGCGAGGTTCAAGTAGAGCTACTTCATAAGTATGGGATGGAGAATCCTAAGTCTCAATTAAGAGAACGAGTTAAAGGTATCAGCTTTGGTGAAACTATTGAAGTAAGAGATCCATATACAAAACTTCCTATTAAAAAAGAAATTAAGCCATACATGGTTGATAACTTAAGACAATACCTAGAAAAAGAAGTTATATTATTCCCAATAGAAGATGAAGAAATGTACATGCAATTAATTTCTTATATAGTAATTAGAACAACATCTTCTGGTCGTCCTGTTTTTGAAGCGGGTGGTTCAGCAGTAGATCACGCGCACGATGCTTTGATGTTAGCATTATTGGCTATAACTCAAAACTATGGCGAGTTTCATAAAATGAATTTTGCGCAAAACACGCAATCATTTTCCAATACATTCTTTATGCCTAAAATGGGACTAGAAGACATAGCAGACGTAGACAAAAACTCAGCTGATGTTTCTCCAGTTAAAAATAGAACTTCAGAAATAAATGCAAATCCTGGTATGAGAACTAAAAGATCAGCTAAAAAAATTGCAAGAAAGATGTTTTAATAATGTCAATTAATGGATCTCAAGAATTACAAAGCGGAAATAGTTCTGTCTTTAATGATTATAAGGTGGCTGAAGGTTCAAGCAACTCGACCAGTCAAGACGCCTATGATAGAAGACAAGACCAAACTTTTAACGATTTAGAAAATTACAATACTTACTCTTGGACAAAACCTTATGAAATTCCTCTTCAAGCAGTTAAGAATAGAATGGGCACAGTCGTCCAGGATATTACACAGTTGCTGTCGACGTATGAACAAAATTTAAAAAATGTATATTTAAATCCATATTTAGATTCAGGTCTTGAGGATTCTCATTTTCATATATGGGATGAATTAAAAACAAACAATAAGACTTTAATAGAGGAATATTTTCCTCCTTCAGTAGTGACTGATGCTGGAGAAGAAGGAGTTATGTACATTGGGGGAAGTCAGTATTTTGATGAAAGAACAGGACAGTATGTTTATCCTTCAGATTTAGAAAACCATTTATCTAATGTAGTTTATCCAAAGTATGTTTCCTTTTCCCAGTACCTCTATGCAGAAAAACATGGGTGCAGAGGCTGTAGAAAATTTGTAAAAGACTATGATAGATTAATTTCTCATTCAGTGTTTGTTCATTTATTTGATTTTAGATATTTTCTAAAACTATTATTGCATGAAGCAAACTATATTAAAAATTCTTTAACTTACGATTTTGGAGATATTTATGAAGATGAATCACAGCAGCAAGCAGCCTCATTCTACTTTTCATGGGCAGAGATGGCAGCGCACTATACGAAAGTCATTGCCGAGCAACTCACGCAAGGACAAGATTATCTCTCAAGTTCCGAAGTGGATTATGTATCAAAAAAACAAGCCGCTCAATTCCAAGCTTTTTTCTCGATTCGAGTAGCCTCATATACCGAAGGTATAGATAATGTTCTTTTTTCTTTAAAGAAAGAATTAATGGATAACAGTGAAATTTTTTACGAAAGATATGTAAGTCCTTCGCTAAAGTTTAAATCAAGCGTTTCTGCTCCATTGGAATTAGATATACAAACAACCAATCTAAAGAATGAAGCTCCAGTATTGGCAGAAGAAATTATTACTG